TATCATTGCCTTGCGGTCAATGTGTTGGGTGTCGTTTAGAGCGTAGCCGTCAATGGGCTATGCGATGTTTACATGAAGCGAAGCTGCATGAAAACAATTGTTTTATCACGTTAACGTATAGTGATGAGCATTTACCAAATGATCGTTCGTTGCATTATCGTGATTTTCAACTTTTTATGAAAAAGTTAAGGAAGAAATTTGGCTCTAAGATTAGATTTTACATGTGCGGAGAGTATGGTGAGAAGTTTGATAGACCTCATTTCCATGCCTGCATTTTCGGCTTTGATTTTCCAGATCGAAAGTACTGGAAACAAACAGGAAGTGGAAGTAAGCTTTATAGATCCGCAGAGCTTGAAAAATTATGGAAAAATGGTTTTTCGAGTATTGGAGATGTAAATTTTGAATCAGCTGCATATGTAGCTAGATATATTATGAAGAAGGTAACTGGTCAAGGAAAGCATGATCAGCATTACAAGTTTAGTGATTTAGAGACTGGTGAGATATTAGAGAAGAAGCCAGAGTTTAATAAGATGTCATTAAAGCCTGGTATAGGATATGAATGGTTTAAGAAGTTTAAGTCGGACGTTTATCCACATGACTATGTGATAATAAACGGCCGAAAGGTTAGGCCACCTAAGTATTACGACTTGAAGTATTCAAAGGAGTCCCCATATGAATGGGAAGAAGTTCAGCAAAAGAGGATAGATTTAGGAAAAGCGAACTTTGAAGATAATACGGACGAAAGGTTATTAGTGAAGGAAACTATTACTAAAGCTCGTATACAAATGTTAAAACGTGAGTTAATTTAAGGAGTTATTATGGTTTCATTTATGTGTAGTGTTTATGATCGAGCAGCGGAAGCGTATGGTCGTCCGATGTTTGTAGCAAGTACAGGTGTGGCCGTTAGAGGATTTACTGATGAAGTAAATCGTGAAGACAAGGATAATCAAATGTATCATCATCCTGATGATTTTGATTTGTATGATTTAGGTTCGTTTGATGATCAGACAGGTTTTTTTGAATTAAGGGAAAACCCTACTGTGTTAATACGTGCTAAAGATGTAAAAATTAAGTAATTCTTAAGGAGATAGTATGTTTCGTAATCGCTCGGTAGATGTTCATCAATTTGCAATGATTCCGAAGGCGGATATTCCCCGCAGTCGGTTTAAAGCACAAAAGACCCATAAGACAACTTTTGATGCTGGTTATTTAGTACCAATATATGTTGATGAAGTACTGCCTGGCGATACGTTTAATTTGAAGATGACGGCGTTTGCTCGTTTGGCAACGCCACTGTATCCAATCATGGATAACATGCATATGGATACTTTTTTCTTTTTCGTTCCAAATCGATTAGTTTGGAATAATTGGCAGAAGTTTATGGGTGAGCAAGAGGATCCAGGCGATTCTATTTCTTATACTGTTCCACAGATTGTAAGTCCTGCCAATGGGTTCCCTACGGGTGGTTTATATGATTACATGGGTTTACCTACTGTAGGACAAGTTGGTACAGGTAATACGGTTAGTGTTTGTGCTTTTTGGCCACGCGCATATAATTTAATTTATAACGAGTGGTTTAGAGATCAGAATATGCAGAATTCTGTGACCGTTCATAAGAATGACGGTCCAGATACATATACTGATTATGCGTTGCTACGCCGTGGAAAACGGCACGATTATTTTACAAGTGCTTTGCCATGGCCTCAGAAAGGTTCTTCTGTTACTTTGCCATTAGGAGGTTCAGCTGATGTAAAAATAGGTCAGTTTACTGGCACTACTATTGATGATAAGTTTTATGTTGCGGGTCGTCAATCTGGTGGTACGGATTATCACGCATATGGTAACACTTATGGTGTTTATACTGCAGATTTTCCTAATGGTGTTCAGGCTAATTTGTATGCTGACTTATCGACCGCTACTGCTGCAACAATTAATCAGTTACGCCAATCATTCCAGATACAGAAGTTATTAGAAAGGGACGCTCGTGGAGGCACACGTTATACTGAAATTATTCGCTCTCATTTTGGAGTTGTTAGTCCAGACGCTCGTTTGCAGCGTCCTGAGTATCTTGGTGGCGGTTCCACTGTTGTTAATATCAATCCTATTGCCCAGACAAGTGCGACCAATCTTTCTGGAGGTTCTACAGTTTTGGGTAATCTTGCGGCTATGGGCACGTCACTCGCAAGTGGTCATGGCTTTACGCAAAGCTTTGTAGAACATGGAGTTATTATTGGTTTAGTGTCGGTTCGTGCTGATTTAACATATCAGCAGGGCCTTCCACGTATGTGGTCAAGGTCTACACGTTATGATTTTTATTTCCCAGCATTTGCCACATTAGGTGAGCAAGCTGTTTTAAATAAAGAGATTTATGCACGAGGTAATAGTGCAGATAATGATGTTTTTGGTTATCAAGAGAGATGGGCTGAATATCGTTACAAGCCATCGATGATTACTGGTTTATTTAGATCGACTACTACTGGGACATTAGATGCCTGGCATCTTGCCCAGAAGTTTACGTCGTTACCAACGTTGAACTCAACGTTTATACAAGATACGCCACCGGTGGATCGCGTAGTTGCTGTGGGTGCAGCTGCCAACGGTCAGCAGTTTTTATTTGATAGCTTTTTTGATATTACAATGGCACGACCAATGCCAATGTATAGTGTTCCTGGCTTGATAGATCATTTCTGATATGGGATTATTTAGCGGAGTTATTGAGTCGGTCGGTAAGGCTTTATCAGCACCAAGTGTTATACCTGCATTAATTGGTGGCGGTGCTAGCCTTATCGGAGGTACTATGACTAATCAAGCTCAAGCAGCGCAAGCTATGGCTGCGCAAGCATTTAGTGCTGATCAATCACAAAAGCAGATGGATTTTCAGGAGCGTATGAGGGCTTCGCAGTACCAAACTACGGTAAAGGATTTGACTGCTGCTGGGCTTAATCCCATGCTAGCTTATACACAAGGTGGTGCCGGTACGCCCTCTGGTAGTGCTGCTATAGGTCAACAAGCTACATTAAGAAATCCAACAGAAGCGTTAGCGTCTAGTGCAGCGCAATTAGGTAATATAAAGGCAGATTTAGAATTAAAGCATGCTAATACGGTTGAGTCGTATGAACGCGCAGATATGTATAGCGCTGACACAAAGTTAAAGTTATTAGAAGCTCCCAACGTGGAGCAAAGGTTAAAAAACCTTATTTCAGAGCAATTGTTAAATGATGCTCGTAAGACTGCTACCAATGCAGAAGAAGCCGTTAGGCGTGTACATGAGCAAATTAAGCGATTAGGTGATTTGCCAGAAGCAGGGTCTAAGGGGCGGTATTATGAAAAAGCTCCTTATAATCCCTTTGCATTAAGGGATTTGTCGCAAGCTGGATCATCAGCTGCGAATATTGCTAGAGATGTATCGAATATGTTTAGGCCATCGGTCGGTAAGCAACCGATGCCGTATAGAGGTAGATAATGAAAGATAAAAAAGTTCCTTTTTTACGTACACCATATAATTATGATGTAGATAAAGTATCTGATGAGACTGGGCTTACATGCCCCGAGCCTACATTGGCTCAACAGAACTTTAAGGATGAATGTGATATTAATCACATTGTTAAGCAATTTGGATTAACTGGCGAATTGCCAGGACATCCATTGAATCCCCAATATGGGGATTTTACAGGGGTTTTGGACTATCATTCGGCTGTTAATGCCGTATTGTCAGCCCAAGATGAATTTATGGAGCTGCCAGCCCAGATGCGGAGTCGTTTTAATAACGACCCCGCTTTATTAATCGATTTTTTAGGAAATGAAGAAAATCGTGAAGAAGCAATTAAGCTTGGCTTAGTTGCTGCCAAGCCCATTTCTGCATTTGCAGAAACACCGATCGGGGAGCCGAAGGCCCCCGAAGCACAGTGACTTACTTGATGTAACTGTGCTAGGTGACACCAAATACCACAAGGAGGAGTTATGCTACGTAGAAAACCTGTAAATAAGAAGATGTCGGCACGGCATTTTAAGCACAATGTGCGCCGTACTAAAGCCCCAAATATGCGTTTAAATCCAATGCGGGGCGGTTGGAGACTGTAATTGCCATGCTATCACCCGATAGCGGCATATCAAACAGTTGATGGTCAGGTTGTTTTTAGCGAAAGGCGTTATTTCGACATTAGTCGAACGTTATCATTGCCTTGCGGTCAATGTGTTGGGTGTCGTTTAGAGCGTAGCCGTCAATGGGCTATGCGATGTTTACATGAAGCGAAGCTGCATGAAAACAATTGTTTTATCACGT